ATCATCAGATGGCTGCTTAAAAAAGAACAAATGGTAGTGTCCGCTATTGCCAGTACACCTCAACTTGTGAAGGAAATGGTACTCAGGGGGATTCCAGTACAGGTGGTGCGCAATTAGCTATAAATGGCCTTAACGGTTCGTGCGCTTTGGTATTAAACAACCCATACTTTGAGGCTAATGCCGGGGGGGCAGACCTTGCTATAGATAATACTGGGACGCGCCCTGTAACTGTGGTTATAAACGGTGGAAATTTTCATCGCGTGAGCAGTGCAAGATACACGCACACGAATATTCAAGTAACAAGCTCAGGTGGGGGAAAAGTTACAGTCATACTCAACGGCACAACGTTCCAGAGCGCAGGGGATTATCAGCCAAGTGCAGAACGACCATACTGGATAACAGGAGCTAATTGCGAGGTAGTTGACATTGGGTGTGTTTTTACAGAAACAACCAGTAAGGTAACATCGGCTTCTGCATTGTCAGTCACACGCTCGGGAAAAATTAACGCCAATGGTAGTATCGACGTTGCTACTGGTGTTTCATCGGTTAACGTGGTTTCTACAGGTGTGTATGATGTTAGCTTTTCTCATCCGCTCGCAGCAGTTGCTAGCGGTTATATTGTGCAGATAACACCTATATCTGCGCCTGATTCAGTTAGTTGTGATGTTACTTATATTGGCGTAGATACATTTAGGGTGACCCTGCGCAATACGCTTAGCGGGGCAGGAATCTCCAGTTCGTTTGCATTTAGCATTACCAGACTAATATAAATACATTCGCCGCCCCATTTGGACATATATGTAGGGCGGCTTATGTTTATTGTTTATTGATTGTTGTTTGTTAATGTGGGTATTAATTCTTTTACTAAAGTTGTGGTTTGTTTTGTTAATTTGATGAATGGCGTCTCTATTAATTTAAAAGTTAGGCATGATGTGAACGTAATAAGAAATGCAGTTGTGCTTACCAGTATGATAAATGTATTTTCAGTGTAATTATTAGGAATAATCCACGTCATTAGGCAATAAAGGAATATCCCATGCAGAAGGTAAACGCTGTAGGTAGTTTCTCCTAGCTTTCTGGTTATATTTAATCTTAATATTCCATACAAATCACAACCTGATGCGATAATGATAAATGTTATTCCACAAAGAATCAGTGGTAGCGGTGCGTAAGTTGTTTTGAAATACGTCATTTCAAAAACCATTATCGCAGTTATTATAATTGGTGTTACTTTTGCTTTGGCAATTCCATTGACTATCTTTGATTTATTTAGCAAAAATGCCAGGAGCCCAAAAAGAAATGATGCTATGTGTATTTTACTGAAAAATAAAATGAAAACAAATAGCGATATTGCGCTAATCATAACCATGTAAATACTGACTTTTCTTTTTATGAGCGCGGAAATTACCGGAAGAGAAAAATAAAAGAACCATTCATATACAAGTGTCCATGTTACAGCGGCATTGATAGTAAATGAATCTTTTACGTCATTAATGTTCGGCATACCTAGCGCAGTGAATGGCAACCACTTCATTATTGACACAAAAAGCTCTTCTGTGGATACCTGCATTCTCCATCCAGACTTAAAACCTACAATGATAAAAATGAGACATAGGCTAACTATGAACATTGGGGTTAATCGTAGTAATCTTGATACATAAAGCCTTGTCCAGTCCTGATCTCCAGAGATAATCTTTGAAAAGAACAGATAACCAGTAATCATAAAAAAGAATGACACACCAACTTGGCCTAAATTTGCTAACAGATTTGATGAAGGTGCTTCCCATACTCCAGATGACAAGTATCCATTCCAAATTGCTGCGTGATGAATAAGCACGAAAATTGCTAAGAACCCCCGCATTCCATCTATTTGATTATTCCTGCCGTGCTCAACAAGATTTATTGGGGAAATTTTATCAAATAACCCCACAGCTAATAACGACATCAATATCACGGATGTTATTAATAATAAACTGTTAATTTCAATCATATGCATGCTCTATTACGCAATTAAAATTTCTCCAAGTATACTGACTTTTAGTTAATGATCATATAGTTATGTGTAACTGATGAAACAAAACGGAGACACACCAAGCTTTGCACTGGATTGCAAGGCTTTGTGCTCTTCTGTGAATGTGTGGCTATATGTTTGAAGATCGTTGTGCCGTATTTGTGACATATATATGGCAACATCATGCATCAACTTTCTGTTTGTGTCATCAACTATAGCTTAGTGAATGCGGTTAATGCTTGCTAAAACAGATAGTTATGATTGGTGCTACAGATTCATAATGCGAAGGTCGTAGGTTCGACTCCTATTATCGGCACCATTTAAATCAATAAGTTACACATCATTAGTACCTTCCTTATTTTTTGACTGGGACGAATTTGGGACCGATGGGTTCAGGATCGAGTCTATTTGCCGTGCGTGTTCGGTAAGGTGATTAGGTGCAAGGTGAGCATATCGACGAACCATTTCGATAGACTCCCAGCCTCCCATTTCCTGTAACACTGACAACGGGACTCCGGCTTGAACCAGCCAACTTGCCCAGGTGTGTCTCAAGTCGTGAAATCTGAAATCATCAATACCTGCTCGTCTCAGCGCCGCTTTCCAGGCTGTGTTTGCGTCATACCGCATCTTCCTGACCGTTGGCGCTTTCGTTCCGTCTGGTTTGGTACAGCTTTCCTTGTACACAAATACCCAACGGTGATGATTCCCGATTTGTTTTTTCAATACGCGACATGCAGTATCATTCAGCGCAACGCCAATTGCGCGGTTTGATTTACTCTCTTCCGGGTTTATCCATGCCACCCGGCGCTGCATATCTATTTGTTGCCATTCAAGGTTGATGATGTTCGAGCGTCTTAAGCCTGTTGCCAGTGCAAATTCAACAACAGACTTTAATGGCTCCGGACATTCATCAATCAGCCTTTGTGCTTCATGGGGCTCCAGCCAGCGGATCCGTTTATTCTTTGGTTGAGGCACTTTAATAATTGGTGCCTTATCCAGCATTTTCCATTCACGCTCTGCGGCTCTTAGTAGGGCCTTTATAAATGAAAGATGCGTAGCCTTCGTTGCAACGGACGCTGGTTTTGGCGTGTATTCTGGAACAGGTTTCCCTTTTTTTCTGCATGCTTCTGCCCTGAGTCTCCAGTTTTCCTCATGACGCCGGTTCGTCATTTTCTGCATTGCTGAATAAATTTTTGATTCAGTAATGTCTCTTAGTTGCATTCCTGCGAAATGTTGAAGCCAGAATCCGATCCGGCTTTTGTCATCGTCCAGTGATTTTTTATGTGCTTTCTCTTCAAGCCACCTGACACACGCTTCCTCGAACGTTATATCAGGTATTTCACCAAGTTTGCTGACCCGCCATGCTTCAGCCTTTAGCTTGTCATGGAGTTCTGTCGCCTGCCTTTTGTCCTTTGTTCCAAGAGACTGTTTAAATCTTTTACCGTTCGGCAATGTGAAACTGGCGTACCATATTTCACCTCTGCGGAAGAGTGACATTTTCTTTCCTCTGTTATGCCATCACCCGCGCTCACCTGGACAGTATGCAGCGGAGACTGAAGAGCCGCAATGCAGGCTTGTCGTGTTGTGAGGTAAGGAGATTTATTCTTAGTGGGATCTTTGCGTGTTGCCTGAAGACGCCCTGTGCGTATCCAGTTAATGGCAGTCGGTCTGGATATCTTGAGAAAATGACAGGCCTCATCGAGTGTGAGGCTGTATGGCTCCATTATTTCACCTCTTGCTGTGACATTGTTGAGAAATGGATACCAGCTCGTTGCTGCCAGACGATCCAACCGAGAGTCATATCCCATGCCATGTATTCGTTATCGCCGTTTTTTGCTCTCCGACGATCTACTAAGTCACCAAAACGCTTTTCCATGAATAATTCATAAGCTTCGCGTTCATCTGGTTCTACTTCCAGAGATAGGAGTGCGATTTCATAAGCACGGCGCTCAATATCGTCTCGCACGTCAAGGCTGCTGATACGCTCTTTAATTTCTTTAATCAGTTCTTTGTCGGTAAAAGTGGTCATTATGCTCCAGCCTCCGGTGCTTTTGGCATTACTGCCCAGTGAGTGATATTGACGTTTTCAAGGTCCCCGACCTGAAATGTCCACTGCCATTCTCCGGTTTCTTTTTGTCCCCAGGTGTACCAGAGAGAACGCCAGCCAATTAGCCAGCCTTCTCCGTTAGCATCGAATAACAAAACACTTTCATTTGCTGGTGGCAGTTCAGTTGACACTGGTATTACTTTGTTTTCCTGTGCTGCACATTTAGCTTCAAGCTCATCGAATTTACGCACCAGGTATTCAGCATCTGTTTCATTTACTTTCTGAACCGCCCCGGGTTTCCTGGAGAGTGTTTTATCTGTGAACTCAGGCTGACAGATCATCGTTTCCGATGGAAGCATAATAAGCTTTTTCTGCTTCTGCCGGAGGGATGTGGCCCAGCCTTTCCGGCAATCGTCGATTGTTATACCAGTCCACCCACGTTAGTGTGGCCAGTTCCACTTCTGCACAGTTTTTCCAGCTCTTACGGTGTATTACCTCCGCTTTGTAAAGACCATTGATGCTCTCCGCCATCGCGTTGTCATACGAGTCGCCTGTACTTCCTGT